AGTTCCATTTATAGTTCCAATCGAAAAGGTTGTAGCACGAATAAAAGAAGGTAAAAGCAAAGAACTAATCGAACGCATCCGCAATGGAGAGGATTTAAAAAAACAACTACCTTGTATCTTATTTGCTGGAGAGTTTAGCGAAAGAAATTCAAACGGATTGATTACTCATTCGGGACTAATGGTTGTAGATTACGACAAATACCCCAATAATGACGTAATTAACGAACATTTTGAATTGTTGAAGCAAAATCCACACTTCGTATTATTATTCATATCGCCATCAGGGAATGGTATAAAAGGTGTTGTAAAAATCCCAGTTGCTACTAAAGAAACACATCCAAAGTACTTCAAAGAATTTCAGAAGAAATTTGACTTTGATTATTTTGACATTGCTAATTCAAATGTGGACAGAGTTTGTTTTGAGTCTTATGACCCGAATATATATGTTAATTATGATGCAGAAATGTTTGATGCAAAATTAGTTGACGAGGGATTTACTATTTCAGAACGTGTGCCATTAGTTCCAATTACAGATGAGGATAAGATTATTGATAGGATAATGAAATTCAATTGGGGCAAAGGCTTTAATGAAGGAGAGCGTAATGCGTTTGTATTTGATCTGGCTGGAGCATTTTGTGAGTATGGAGTTAGTCAATATACTGCTGAAGGATATATACTTAACAACGTAATCATTGGAGAGTTTTCAGAGCAAGAAGCAAAGAATACAATTAAGTCTGCATACCGTAAAAGGCAATTCGATTCTAAATACTTTGAGGATTATCAGAAAATTGATAGGATTAAACTTGACTTGCATAGAGGTAAAGCAGAGGTAATGAAAATCCACAATATAGATGAAGATACATTTGATGATTTAAAAGAAGTAAGCGAGAACGATAACTTTTGGTACTTAGATAAAAAGGACAATGTAAAAATCGATTCTTTAAAGTATAAAGTTTTCTTGGAGGAAAAAGGGTTCTATAAACATTATCCCAATGGAAGTGACAAACCAATGTTTGTGTACACAAAGTCAAATAAAGTAAGAGAATCATCGGTAGCAAGAATTAAGGATTTTGTTCTTACCTACCTACTTCAAGGAAAGCATATCGATGTATTTAATTACTGCTCGACTTATCATAACTTGTTTACTGAGCAGTATTTGATAATGTTAGAAACGATTGATTTGATGATGCTCAAAGATTTAAAAGATGTAAGTTATATTCCATTCTCAAATGGTATTTTAGAAATCACTCAAACCAAAGCAGAATTGAAGGAATACTTTGAGATGGATGGGTATATTTGGGAGAGTCAGATATTGGATAGGGACTGGGTAAAAACAAAATCAAGTGACAATGACTATCAGAAATTCATCGAGAACATATCACACAACGATTCTGATGCAATGAAATGTACGATAGGTTACTTACTATTAAATTATAAAAATCGTTCTCAAAACAAGGCTGTAATACTTAATGACGAAATCATATCAGAATCTCCCGAAGGTGGAACTGGAAAGGGATTGTTCGTGCAAGGGATTGGTCAGATTAGAAGAACGGATATTATAGATGGGAAGCAGTACGATAGTAAAAAATCATTTTCATATCAGACAATATCATTAGAAACCAAAGTACTTGTTTTTGATGATGTTAAGAAGGGATTTGACTTCGAGAATAATTTTAGTTTGATTACAGAAGGAATTACATTGGAGAAGAAAAATAAGGATGCTATCAAGTTGAATGTACACGAATCACCTAAAGTAATAATCTCTACTAACTATGCAATCAAAGGAGATGGACACTCACAAGACCGTAGAAGACACGAGCTGGAGATAGCACAATATTATGGTAAGTCATTGACTCCTGAGCAAGATTTTGGCAGACAATTATTTGATGATTGGGATATGGATGATTTCCACAGATTTGATAACTATATGGTGGAGTGCTTACAGACTTATTTTACTTATGGATTGATTGCTCAAAATAGTAAGAACACTAAATTGCGTAAGTTTATTGCGAGTACCTCTCCTGAGTTTAACGAATGGTCGATGGATAGCGAAAACCTACCGATAGGAATACGATTAGATAAGCAGATATATCTTGATAATTTCAAACGTGATTATCCCGATTTTGCTCAATTCAAATTAACACACAAACGATTCCAAATATTCATACAGAAGTATTGCCAGTTTAGAGATATTAAATATGATGATGGTAATAGCAACGGAATGAAATGGTTTATGGTTGGAGAAGAAGGAACTGAAGAAGAAATAATGTTTTAATCAAAAAAAATATATGAAAAAACAAACAGCGGTACAATGGTTACAACAATCATTAAGTCTAACATTTGAACAAGAAATGAGTTTTGAAGGATTATTTCAACAAGCATTAGAAATGGAAAAAGAATACCAAGATGATTTAGCTATTGAGTTTACATATTACTTGTCAGATTGGCATACTAAAAAAAGAGTAAAACAACTATTAGAAATCTATAAAAAATCATTATGACACCAAAAGAAAAAGCAATACAGTTAGTAAACTCATTTGATGAGTTGGGTAGAGATTTTACAAGAGGAGTTTCTATGAAGGAATTTTCAAAACAATGTGCTTTATTAGCAGTTGACGAATTAATAAAAGAAACTGGAAGTAAATATTGGTATAATGTAAAATTAGAAATAGAGAAATTATGATAGAGAAATTCACAACAAAAGTGTCTATAAACACAAAAGGAGAAGCAATTAGATTTGCAAATGCGTGTTATGAAGTAGCTGACGAATATGCTATTGGATTTGGAGAGTGGTTAATTGAAAATAAAATATTATCTTCAAAAATGCCAACAAAAGAACTATTAGAAATTTATAAAAAAGAAAAAGAAACATTAGAAAACTATAAAAAAACATTATGAAATATATATTAGTGTTATTAGCATACGAATTTATAAGGTCAAAAATGATTTGGCTATGGTATTATTTAATTAAAAAAGGAACAGAATGAAAGCAACATTAGAGTTTAATTTACCCGAAGAACAAATGGAGTTTAATAGAGTAACACAGACAATGGATATGGCTTGTGCTTTATTTGATATACTACAATTGCGTAAAACTATGGAAAGAAGATTTGAAAATATAAACAATAGTCAGAATGACGTATTTGATGGAATAGATGCTATGGCAAAAGGAATTTCAGATATACTTGAAGAACATAATATTAACATTGATAAATTAATAGAGTAATGAGTAGATTTAACATAGATTTTTTTGAGTTTAGTTTTTTAGTTGAAGCGTGTATTCCTCCAAGACCTATTGCAAGAGCAATGTTTTGGGATGATGTAATTGATATACATTATAAATTTTTGACTGATAATGAGAGAGTAAGATTGTTTGAATGGATTAATAGAAATCCTTGTATGCAAGATGGAATAAAAGAAGGAAATGAAGATTGTCTTTTATTTAATGCGAGATTTAATCCTGACAATCAATACAAAGTACATACCAATTACAATGATAAACTTGAAGTATATGATGCGTTTAAATTAAACGATAGGTATTACATAAAGAAAAATACATCAATAGAGGACAAATATATAACAAAAGTAGAATAATAATGTGGCGAGTATCGGGGTGTCACTCGGTAGAGTTGAAAGGCTTTTGAGCCACATTATTTTTTAAAATACACACTATAATATGGAATTAAGACCTTATCAAGATGAAATAGCTAAAAAAGCTACCAAAATCCTAAAAGAATGTGGATTTGTTTATCTATCGATGGAAGTTAGAACTGGAAAGACAATTACCGCATTAGAAACTGCTTACAACTTTGGTGCTGAACGAGTGCTATTTATAACTAAAATCAAAGCGTTTTCCTCAATCAAAAGTGATTACGATAACATTGGGTATTTATACAACCTAACTATTATTAACAAGGAGTCTTTGCATACAATTGAGGAGAATGATTTTGATGTAATTATAATTGATGAAGCACACGGATTGGCTGCGTTTCCAAAAGCATCTAAATATCAGAAGGACATCCGTAAAAGATTTAGTAAATTGCCAATGATATTTTTATCAGGAACACCAACTCCTGAATCATTCAGCCAATGGTATCATCAATTGCAGGTAACAGATAAAAGTCCATTTAAACATTACACTAACTTCTACAAATGGGCGAATGACTATGTGAATGTTACAGAACAAAATCTCGGATATGCAAGAGTTAAAGTTTATAAGGATGGAATAGAAAGTAAAATTTTACCACAAATACAACCGTATATTATAACTTTTACACAAGCTCAAGCTGGGTTTACTTCTGAAGTAAATGAACATATTTTAGAGTGCGAAATGTTACCTATAACCTATGACATTATTAAGCGATTGAAACGTGATAAGATAGTGCAAGGTAAAAGCGGATTGATATTAGGAGATACTGGAGTAAAATTGATGCAGAAGGTACACCAACTGTCATCAGGAACTTGTAAGTTTGAAGATGGTACATCAATGGTAATTGATTATAGCAAAGCAGAATTTATTAAGTGGAAATTTGCTGATGAAAAGATTGCTATATTCTACAAATTTAAGGAAGAACTAAATGCCTTGCGTCAAGTATATGGAGCAGAAAACTTGACAGAAGATTTGGATGAGTTTAATAATACTTTTAAATGTATAGCTTTACAAATCGTGTCAGGTCGTGAAGGTATAAGTTTAAAAAATGCTAAGTATTTAGTCTATTATAATATTGACTTTTCTGCTACAAGTTATTGGCAATCAAGAGATAGGCTAACAACAATGGACAGAAATACTAATGATATTTACTGGGTATTCTCTAAAGGGGGTATTGAGAAAAACATCTATAAATCTGTGATGAATAAAAAAAATTACACTTTATCGAATTTTAAACGTGAAAACATTTTGTAATTCAAATTAAAGTATTACATTTGTCAAATGAAAGTAAAGAAACCAATTGAGTTTGTTCCATTACCTCCTGAATGTATTACATTTCAAAAGCGTGATTATTGGTTAGACCAACGCATCCAGCTGACTCCATTAGGAAAAGAAATTAGATATAGTGGGATTAGTATAGGAAAAGAAAGACCAATAATTTCTTACCTTGATTATAATTCAATATTAAATAAATACACTTGGATATATACATTTATTTATTTAGATGGAAGTGGATTAATAGAGTTTGAATGTGATTATGAAAATAAAATAAATATATATGTTAGAGAGTGCTATCCAGAGTGGGATTAAAAAGAAAATGCAAGAAGATGGATGGATGGTAGTTAAATTGATAAAGACATCGATGAATGGAATACCTGATTTAATGTGTCTTAAAGATGGAGATGTTAAGTTTATCGAGGTTAAGCAACCAAAAGGAGTTATCTCTCCCATCCAACAATATGTAATAGATACCCTCCGTACAAACGGATTTGATGTAGAAATATGGACTAATTATAAACAAGATTATAAACTAAATAAATAAATAATGAAAGATTTTAAATTAAAGAATGAGTCAAAGTATTATATCTTAAATGAAGAAGATATGTTTTTAATTAATGAAGTTGTACTTAAAAAAAAGTTAGGGCTATTTACTGGAATAGTATTTAGAATTAATAAATTCGTACATATAGATTTTTTAGATTTTAATAGTAAAGTAATAACAATATGTGATAATAGATTATGAAAGAAAATGCAATGATTAAAATAGGAGCTATGATTGAAGTAGCAAAAAGAGAAATGGATAATGACCCATTTTGGAAGATTGGAGTAGCAGATGCACTCGTATTGATAGATGCTCAATTGAGAGAAATTGAAACATTGGAATACATTTACAACTTAATACAAAACGACAATGACTAAAACACAAGGCGGAAAAAGAGATGGTGCAGGTCGTAAAAAACTTGACTATGATTTTAAAGTAATTCAAGTACGTGTACCATTGGAAATGGAAGGAGCAGTTAAAGATTTCATTAAAAAACTTAGAAACGAATGGCTTACAGCAAACACACAGTAGAAAAAAGACTCTCAATATGGGAGTACGCAGCAGAGCAAAGAGAAGTAGCAAAAAAACTGTTAGAAAAGTGTAAAGAACGTGAAAAACAGTTACAAAAGGTGAAAAGTAGTTAATATTATTAAAAAACCCCTAATAGATGTATTTATTAGGGGTTACTTATTGCGGTGATTATCGCCTTTATTTACCGCATTAGTTAAACTTATCCTTCATTTCTAAATGAAGTTTGTAGGCTGAATTGCTTATCTCGTAGACTTGACCGCAATCTTGACATTCCATTAATCTCTTGATAGTTCCCATAGCAGTAACTATATTTTTAAGCAAGATTACATTTTCACTTGAGCAAGATGGACAACTGTATTTAAGATTACCGTTTATAACTCCAGCGTGAGTGTTTGGTTTAATGTAGTTCTGCATCGTTAAGAATACATCCTCCAAGACAACTATATCGCCATCGCAGTAGTTACCCATTTCTTCAAGTGCATCAGGATTACCTTTCATAACTTCCTTCCACATATCAAACCCACTATGCTTAATCTTTGCTCCAACTCCTAAAAATTGTGCAATGTAATCCAGCTTATTGGAATTGAAATTAAAGCCGCTTTTAGCCTTTTTAAGCGTATCTAATGTCTTATACTGCGGAAACATTGAAACCCTATGGAATATGCAACGTGTTCTTATCCATTTGATGTCAAACCTATCCCCATTGTGTGCAATCATTTCATCAGCCTTATTAGCCACCGATATAAAATCAATAAGCATTTGCTTATCACACATATCTTTATCCCACGTTAATCTATGGATTTTATCTTCGTGTTCCCACTTATAAGATATACATATAATTTTACGCTCGTCTACGATGCTATCGGGATGTATAGTTAGATTATAACCAATTCTCCAAGCGTACACAAGATTAGGAGATGTTTCGATGTCAAAGAAAAGCCTTTTAATATGCTCTTGATTTTGAACGATGTCGAAATACTTATTCTCTTGTTCGGGAGTTAGTCGATAGCGACCTTGCTTATTAATAGTTACTCCAACTTTGTTAGCGATATAATGGTTAAATCGATACCGCCTTTCAGCATTTTTTTTCATATTAATTGTTTTTATAAGAGATTTCTCTTATATTATCTTCCAAATATATGAATTTATTTCTTAATAACGCTTAATTTCTTTTCTTGTTCTTTGGAAATCATATATCTACCACTCTTATTTAGCTTTGCACCAATCTTTTTAGCAGTAGCATTTTCCATTCTGTACCTTCTGTTTGAGTTCTTTTTCATTTTGGTGGATTTAATTTAGAACCTTTATCTCCTGACCATAGTTTTTTACAAGACCAATATCTTGCAGTCATCTTATCAGTTGCAGTAGAGCATTTGTGTCTTGCTTTAAAACTCTTACGAGCTTCAGCGGAATAGTTATGACCATAGCCATCAGCTCCAAAGTGGATTAACTTTTCTTTACCATTGGAACAAGCCTTAACCATCATTTTTTTACCTTTTCTGTCAGAAGAAACAGGCTTATTGCATTTCATTTTAGATTTATCTGCCATATTATCTAATTTTAAATTCGTAAAACACCCATAATCCAATTGGTATCAATAACCAAAGTAACCAAAGTTGTGGAATAGGAGTTTTCGTTATATCTTTAACTTTTCTATTTTGAGTGACTTTTGTGTCTTGTGTTTTTAACTCGTCTTTAGCCACTTTTATATCTTGGACTTGTATAGTGTTGTCTTTTGTCTTTTTATAGTTAATAGTAACGTTTCTGTACGTTATACCGTTTACTACAATATCTTTGCAAGTATCTAATGGAGTAATAGTAAACTCATCAGTTGTAATGTCGTTTTTAGTTTCAATCTTTATATCTTCTTTTGTAACAATTTTAGTAGATATTTGTGACACAGAATCTTTCTTAACCTCATCTATAACTACCTTTCTTGTACCACAAGATGATAACATTGTAATTACAATAGAAGCTACTACAACATAAACCCAAAACATTACCCAGTTTTTCATTTATATTCGTTTTTAGCATCAAAACTAGGACAAGCCTTTTTTACACCTTTAAAATCTTTATGACCTTGAACAATAGCATTAGGAAATTGTTTTTTAGCAGCGTTAACTAAATATAATAAACTTTCTTTTTGTTTTAAAGTTCTTGTATCTTTTGGATTACCTGCTACATCTATTCCACCTATATAACTAAAATGGATTGATTCTGAATTATATCCCTTTA